AATCTGATCGGCGACAGATGGCTACGTCGCGGTTCATCGCTTCTCTTCGTCGGCCAGAGCGGTTGCGGCAAAAGCTCGATGGCGGCGTATCAAGGGATGAAGTGGGCGTCCGGCGAAGCGTGGTTCGGCGTAAAACCTGTGCGCGCGCTGAAGGTGGCCTACATCCAAGCTGAGAACGACATTGCCGATCAGCATGACGCACTGAAAGGCGCTGCTCAGATGACGTTCGGCAAAGAGAACTGGGAGCGAGGATTGCGGAGCGTGGACATGCTCTTCTTCCGCGAGACGGTTAGGACCGGCTCCGACTTCGCCACAATGCTCCGCCGTCTCGTTCGCAAGACCAAGGCTGACGTTGTTTACATCGATCCACTGCTCTCTTACATGGGCGGCAATCCTGCTGACATCGAGGTCTGCGCGAACTTCACGAGACATCTGCTCCAGCCGATTATGATGGAGACAGGCGTTGTCCTGGTGCTTGTCCATCACTTCCCAAAGCCGAAGGGTAAGGACGACAAACCGGAGAGCGTGGCAGATTTGGCCTACTCAGGATTCGGATCGTCGGATCTGACGAACTGGGCGCGCGAGGTGATTGTGATGAAGGAGGTTGGATTCAACAACCCGCGCAAGTTCATGCTCGGAATGGCCAAACGGGCAGACCGTTCCGGCATGACAGACAAAGAAGGAAAAGTCACCGGATCGATTATGATCCAGCGTGGCACAGGCGGCGACATCTCATGGAACTACGCAGAACCAGAGAAGTTCGTCGTTGATAAGGAGTCGGCCAAAAAGCCGTACTCCAAAGGACGATATCCTAAGCGTTAGCCTTCTCGCGCAACGCTCGGCGACGGCCTTTGGCTGCAAGAGACAAAAACCGCTTCTTGCCGTATTTTTTCATGCCGATTGCGGCGGCAAGAGCCTTCGGTTCTCTCACGCCCTTCTTCTCAAGGCTGGAAACCAGTTTCTCGTAACGTCCGCCACCGCCAAGTCGCATCTTGTCCATAAAATCAGATTGGGTTTGAGGTTAAAACCGACAAAATCAATGCCAAGCTCCATGCGGCGCAGCTCCAATACTTGGGCGTCGTCTTGTCCTTCGCGCTGGCGCAGTTATGCCGCGCGCGGAAATTCTTACGACGCTCAGGATTCGACTTCTTGATCGTCATGTTGGCGTCTCCAAAGCGAACCTTGATGACGTTGCCGTTGTCATTCTTGACGTAGACAGCACTCTTCTTCCGCTCGCCAGGAGTGTAGAACGGCTTGTTGAGCGTCACCTTACGCCCCTTGTAGGTGTTACCTTTTTTGGAGAGGGAGGTTTTCATTAGAATCGAGGGCGAGTAGGAACGCCAAGCGTATCGTCAAAAACACCACGCTTATCTTCAGGCAAGCTGGCCTTAGCCTCCTCTGACTTTTTGTTCAGATTGTCCCATTCCCTGTTGAACTGAAGCAAAGACATGTTTGAAGCCTTTGCAAGAGCCTCGGCCTGAGGAAGTGTCAGGTTTGGTTTAAGACCAGCAAAGGTTTGAGGTAGTCGAACCGCGCTGCTCAAAAAGTTTTGAACGGTAGGGCTTCCGACCAAAGCATCAACAACCCACCTAGCGCGAGTCGCTCGCATGACAGAGTTGGCCAACTGATCGGGCTGAAGTCGGCCACCTTGAGCAGTCAGATTTCTAGCGCGATTCCACTGCATGTAATCATTGATCATGTTGAAGTCGTTAGGCTCCAGCACATCGCGAATGATCTGCATGCGATTCGGATCTTGAACGATGTCATCAAGATTCTGAATTCCACGCCTGAGATTGGCAGGCCCAGTTTCAGAAACGTGATTAAGAACCGCAACCGCTGCATTGGCTCTTACTGCATCACGAGTCGCTGGATTGAGTTGGTTCAACGCATTCTGAACAACCTGCGGATTTTCAGATCGGAACACAAAATCCCTGACAAACTGAGACGGATCGACATCTGGATTGAGCTGGTTCCGCTGAACTCGACGAGTCGTGGCGTTGAAAAACTCTTCAGCCCTGTCTCTGGCCTGCCTCGCAAGATTGGCAACCGTGTTGCGAAGAGTTGGCGATGCGATGTTTCCAAGGTTGTCCGTGATTTCAGTCAACGCCTGAGGGCTGATTCCAGTCGCAACCGGAATCGACATTCCGGCGTTTTGAGTGCGAACTGCATCATTAAGAATCGATTGCAGCCTGTTTGCATTTGCCTCGTTTCCGGCGACGATATTTCTAACGCCTTGCGGAAGTTCCCTGAAATTGTTTGCAAAAGAAGACAGGCTTTCGGTTGGAACACCGCCGATATCAACGGTTCCTGCGCCTCTCAAAGAATCGACAAAACCTCTGCGAATTTGATCGAACTGTATTCTCCCTTGAGGATTTGTTGTCAGAAGGTTTCGAACGGATTCAAAACCAGCAGGAGAACTTGCTAGGTCAGAAAAGAACTGTTCGGTGTTTTGATATCCACCCTCTGCGGCAGGAATGGAAGCCCTTCTGATGATCTGGTTGTCTTGAAGAAGATTGAACCGATTTTCAGCAGCCCGTTGAGCTGCAACAACTTCGTTTTCAATTCCAAGCCTACGGGCAGAGGCAAGCTCTTCTTGCTTCAGTGCAGCGCGAAGTCTTTGAAGCTGGTTCTGAGCAACACCGGGAGCGAATTCTTGAAATTGATGTATGACTCCATCGATTGATTGGCGCAACCCAACTATCTGCTCAAATGTCTGTGGGCTTCTAGCGACATCAAGCAAAGCTCTCGCTCTCGAAGATGCCTCATTAAAAAACTGAGAAGGAATTCGTTCGACAGTAGTTGTCGGAGTTCCACCAATAATTGGAGATGGAGTAACAGTAACCCGCTCTTCAGTTGCCAAAGTGCCAAGTACATCATCAATCGTGTCTCGGAGGTTTTGACTTGGTGTAACTGGAGCTTCCGCTTGTCCACCCAACCTAGTTGTTCGAGCTGTTCTTGCCGTATTGTAAGCATCGTCAACAATTCCACTCAGACGCTGATCTTCACCACGGATGAAACCGACAGAATTGTTGGCAGCATCTTGAAGTGATGCAGCTCTAGGAGAGCGAGGGAGAATGCTTCCAATGACGCCTTCAACTTCCCCAACAGCTTGACCGCCTGCACCGGCAGCACTTCCACGCAAAGCCTGTCGAGATGCAGCTTCAGCACCAAGAACCTCTTGTTGAGCCACCTGAGCCGTCGCACGTTCTTGTTGAGCTGGAATTCCAAGCTGTCCACGAATTCGCTCAGGAAGAGCTTGTTGGGCAGCAAGACCGCTTGAGCCAGGACCAAAAGTTCCCGGCACGTTTCTTCCCGTTTGTTGCGTAGCGGTCAGCGGCGCGGTTCCAGCTCCGAGCGTTTCTTCAAGACGTTGGCCAGCTTGACGGCCTTGCTGCGCGATTTGTTCTTCTGCGGTCAACTGTCGAGCAGGTCGAGCAAGCGCACCTGTTGCACCTCCGGTTATACCTCCAAAAATAGCAGGAAGTGAAATCTCGTTTCCGATTTCTTCCAGAGTCGGAAGCCGTCCTTGATCGATGTACTTCTGAAGAACATCTCCAAATGCGGCAGTTGCAGCATTAACTCCAGCTTGAGCCGAACCTTGAGCAAGTCCTGCGCCCATAGGGCCGACGGTTCCCTGAAACGGTCGAAGTATTGGTGTAGCTGCAACAACTGAGCCTTTTGCAAGTTGGCCGGGAGATATTTCGGTTCTCTGCCCAGCTAGATATTCTCCAGTCTGGCCAAGAACTTCTCCACCAAAACCCGCACCACCCATAGCCAATGCCGAAGGAATAACTCCAGCTCCACCAGTCATTGCTCCGACAGCAGCAACGGGTGCAATTCTGGCAGTCGTAATAGCCGCCTGAATAGCCGCTTCTTTCGTTCTTTTCTTTTCCCCTTCCGAGGTTGCAGCACTAGGAGGAGCAGTCATTACGCCGGGACGCTGGAAATATGGCGTTACATATTGGCCAGCCTCCCCTTGGACAGCTTTCTGCTCGCCAATTTTTCCGGCATCATCAACAGCCGATTGAAGCTGCTGCGGAGAACCAGCCTGAAACATGCTGGCATAAGGGTCAGGTCCGGTCCTTTGCGGAGCCTGATACTGGGCAGACATCGCAGACACTTCCTGAGCAGGTTGCGCTGTAGCCGGTTGAGCGGGTTGCTCTTCGGCGTAAAACTCTTCCTCAGTAATTTCCGTAGATGGCATGTTATTGCTTTCGGTAGAACTTGTTTCCGACCTTGTACTTGGTTCCAGATGGAACCGTTCTCTCAGCCTCTTCA